GCCTAACAAAGGACATAATGAGATGGTAAAATGGACAACATTAACTTTCAAGCAGCTGGCAGCGCAGCGAACACTTCGCATGGATGCTGGCTATTGGATAAAACAAAAGGAAAAAAATGACAAAAAAAATAACAATCGAGCTGCAAGCCTCAAGCGGCCAGCAGAAAAGCTTCGTGGCGGACCTGTATCTAAGCATGCTGCCATGGCAAAAGTACGCAAAGTTTAAAATTAAATCTGGCGGTAAAATCTACAAGCCGCAAGCGGCGAGCTTCAAGCATCAGAAGTATAGGCCAGAAGCCAGAAGCAGCAAGCGCCAAGCTTGACTATTATGGGATATTATGGTATGAATACATATGGAAGATAAAGAAGCAATAATCGAAGAAGTAATTGCAATATGTGAAGCAAACAAGAAGAATATGTATTGCGATAAATATCAATTAATAGACATGATCAGGGAGGCTTTAAAACTATATGAAAATTAAAGAAGCTAAAAAAATAACAGGCGGCCTTAGCAAGCCGTCCAAGATGCCCGGCCCGGCTTATAACCTGCCAGCATATAAATGTATCACAGGCGCGAAGCTTGCGAAGGTACCAGGCAGCGTGTGCGCTGGCTGTTACGCCTTAAAAGGCAGGTACAGGTTTAGCAACGTTCGCGATGCGCTGGACCGTAGACTGGCCAGCCTGAACCATCCAGAATGGGTCGACGCTATGGTGACCCTGATTGGCAAGCAACCATATTTTAGATGGCATGACTCTGGAGACCTGCAGAGCGCATGGCACCTTAAACAAATTTTTGAAGTTTGTGTCCGAACGCCGGGGACCAGACACTGGCTACCAACGCGGGAAGTTAAATTCCTGAAGTTAGTAGATCCAGAAGCGGTCCCTGGTAATCTTACAATTAGAATCTCAAGCCACATGATCGACCAGCCACCAGTTAAGTTCTGGCCGTGGACCTCAACAGTGGGAAGCACAGGCGGTACATGCCCAGCGCCCCAGAACGGCAACAAGTGCGGACCGTGTCGCGCATGCTGGGACAGGAAGGTCCAGAACATACAGTATCATGAGCACTAAACATACAGTTAGAAAACCTGAAGTCATTTCTATCCACGAAGAGTGGGCCGAGAAGAATGGCTACCGTGTAGCTGCAAGCAACAAGCAACAAGCTGCTAGCACTCACCCGGATCTGTTACCTAAGCATGGACCAGAGTACTACGCACCAAGGCGCAAGCGGCGAGCATCAAGCAACAAGCGTCAAGCGTTGAACGGAGCGTCAAGCAACAAGCGTTGAATGTGATCCCAATCATCAAGCGCCAAGCAGCGAGCTTCGCGATGGTCGACCAGCAAGCCGTGAATCGCGGCACTCTCATAAAGTTTTACGTGTCGTGGAGCGTCTGTTAAAAGTAAGATGAAATTACGTTTAGTACGAGTCATATGAAATAGTTTTTGATGTGGTGAGAACGATACTTTAGAGCCCTTTGCAACCTTCAACTCAACCATGAAAAAACCACAAGAATCCGCATAACCCAACAGATCTGGTACACCATGAGAGGACCAAGATTCGAGTCTTGTCCACTGTATTTTGGGTGTGTTTTTCTTAATTTGTTGCCAAAATTTTGACTCTGCTTTCATCGTACCTACACCTTTTTAATTTGACTTTGTTCGTACAAATATGTATAGCAAATTTATGAGTAGAACACCAGTATTAACAGATAAACAAAAGAAGTTTGCAGAACTTCTTGTATATAACGAAGGTAGAAAGAGCCCTGCAGAGTGCGCTCAGTCTGCTGGATACACAACACGTCCAAGACAGTCTGCATCTGAACTACGTAACCCAAGAGTCTATCCTCTTGTTGCAAAGTATATTGGTGAACTAAGACGTGAGGTGCAAGAGAAGTATGGAGTTAATTTTGAGAAACATATTACAGAGCTTGCTAGAATCAGAGATGAAGCTAGAGAGAAAGGCGCTTGGTCTGCTGCAACAAATGCAGAAGTGGCTAGAGGAAAAGCTGCCGGATTGTATATTGATCAAAAATTAATAATGACTGGTAACTTGGACCAGTTGTCAGAGGAAGAACTAGAATCTAGAATGAAACAAATTTTAGATGATAATAAACTTATTACAGTCGAACCTTCTCCATCTTTAGAATCACACCAAGAGGAAAAACATTTCGATCAGAGAACACCTCGTCATCCTGATCGTACGAACTAAAGGTCCATAAATGCTTCTTATCTTTCTTATAAACATAGGCCTGGGTTATCATAATACTAGGCATGAATCTATCGAACTCATCCACAGTTGCATGAGCTGCGTCCCCGGTGATGTCGACCCATTTGATACTATAGAAATAATAACGCTTCTTATTAATTATAGCGGATTTATAAATTGATTTTTTTCGTCTCCTAGGCATATCTCTATATAAGGGAGATTTTAGGGCAAATAAAGTTTTTTATAAACTCAAAAAGGTCTCGCGCGCCAAGTAGGGCAGTGTGCCAAGTGTGCCAAAGGGCGTGGCACAGCTATTAGTCAATGATACCAACAATAATAGGTCAAAAACAGGGTGTGCCAAGTGTGCCATGAACTTTTTTGTATCACAAAAAAAAATAATTGCCCAAAATCTCCACTATAGTGGCACAGTTTAGAATGATTCTAAGTTTGCTTGAATGTTGGCGAAATTATGGCTTGCCTTGATTCTGCCTTAATTACTACCCTAATTGAAGGGCTACCAACTATTGTAGACTCCTGCACCTCAATACGTCTGATCTTCTCTAACCTGCCATTTTCCATCTCTACAAAGATTTCAGCATTACTAATGGCTGTACCTTTGTCGCCATCAGTAAACTGATCTAAATACTCTTGTAAGTGTTTAACGTACATTATTTAGGTTCCTTACCTTTTAGTGTTGTAGATATAAAATTATCATGCTTGTTTGTATATTCAACAGCATATTCTTTTTTATGGTCTAGTTTGGTTCTTAGTTTTTTGAGAGACATGGCTTCCATATCGTCTATTTTGTCTGTGCCTAACTCTCGTACTTTGTATTTGTATCTCATGGCCAAGTATACCACCATATAATAGCTAAACCTATTACGAAACACATTATCATTTCCCAGGTTTGCATTTCTACTATTTGCTCCATTATTTGTCCTTTCTATTGTGGTAGAGATCTAATCTCTCTAACCATTTGTATTTATATTCTTTCAGCTCTTTGCCTTGTAATATAAATTCTTGATAATATAAGTCTGCACTACACATCATCACAACAAACTTATCTATATACGTACCATATATTGTGTCATGTGCCATACAATACGCAGCACCTTGTGTAAAATAATCTGATATCCATTCTCTTTGTTTTGGTTTGTTTGTCTGTTTAAAATCTACAATTGCATCTGACCCATTATGGACACATGCTAAATCTGTCTGACCTGCATACAATCCAGGATAAAAGATGTTGACCTCTGTTCCGTAATACTCTGATACATTGCACAATCCACGCTCCGCGATACGTTCTGCCATCTTCGTTGCTTGCTGTCCAAGCTCTGTCATGTCCGCGTAACCCTTACCAAGTATCTTATGTTCAAGAATCTTATGCATAGACGATCCACGATTCGCGGCACGTTGTTTTATCTCGTCCGCTTTCTTCGCACCTTCTCTCGCTCTCCACTCGGCTAACTTCTTTCTCTTCTCTTCACTCTGAGTTGCACCTAGGATAGTTGTTACTGACGGTAGTTTCTCTTCACCAATAACATAGTGTCGTTTACCTTCAATAGTCTCTCTATTCGTACCCGGATATATAAACTTATCTATCTTTTTTATCATTTCTTTTATGTCGGCCCATGTACCAATCACCTGGCTCATAGTCCCATCGCTTACCATGATGACCACGTATATCGGCGTACCACATTCTAAGTCTTACTATTATCTTTTTAATTTTTAAACCCAATTTTTAGCTCCGTTTTTTATTCCTTTTTTATAATGTTTCAATACCCACGTACCTTTTTTAATTTTATCTTTATTACGTAGATAAGGTAATAACTTCTTAAGCACCTTTTCTACTTGTCTATGTGTAAGTTGCCAACGCTTTTGTGGCTTTGTCTTATTTCCAATTACAGTGAGTCTTGGTTTAATATTACAGATATGTCCTATCTTACCAAAAAATTTATAACAGTCATCGATTAAACCAAAGTCTGTATTAGATATTTCCGCTCTTATAGTTGTACATAAATATCTTTTTTTCATCATTGGGTTATATTTCATAATTTGACTTGTAGTGATACAACCCTCACCATCAAACAAACCTGCTATGTAACTTATATTTACTTTCTTCTTTCTCATGTTAAATACTCCAGTCTATATAGATCTTTCATACTTTTTTCCCTCTTTCTTTGTTGTTCTTTCTTTTTATTCGGTATCGTCTTGTGTCTGTGCTGGTTCAAAGACTTCGCTACTGGGTTTCTTCGCGTAACCTGTTCCTTCTTCACGGTTCCTCCATCGTTTGTTCCAAGCGTATACATTCATACGACTACCTGTTGACTCCATGACAGAATATATCTTGTCAAAGAATTTTGTTATGTAATATTTAATTTCACTTATTAAGTCTGGTATAGTCAAAATATTATAACTCCTACCAAAAATCCGGCTACAAAAAATACTATCTCTCTTCTATAATATAAATGCCACACATGAAATTTATCAATTAATTTCTTCATCTTCCCCCTTAAAAAATTTTTTACAGTGTTCAATGTACTCTTCATCTGTATGTTCTTCGAATCTTACCCTATCGGTAGGGAGGTCTCCTTCGCGATTGGAACTCACCTCCTCTTCCGCCGAGGATTCGTCGCTACCCTTATCAGGTCGTTGCTTAGGTCCAGAGGAACGCAATTCTGCAGGACTTGTACCCCTACCTCGGTAATTTACAAAGTTATCTGTGTTCTCATTATTTAACATATCATTCTTTTTAATCATATGACCCCCTTATCACGTAAACGTTCAGGTGTGTGTTTATCCTCTATTGTAATCTCACCTGTTCTCTCACAATCATCACATTGGGCCACAGTTTCTTCGTGTGTTAAGTGGTATGGTACCCTGTAAAAGCCATTACCCTTACAGGTTGGACAAATTATCTTAACTTTGTTTTCCATTTTTTTTACCATTACCTTTATTATCCTTAAAAAACCTAATCAATCTACCAATCATAGATGATCTGGTTCTATTTGTTTTATCTGCTAACAATCCAAGTTCTTTCCAGTCCTCGCGTTTTACAGATAAAGATTTGTATTTTGCTGGATCAGCCATAATACTATCTCTCCTTTCTTTTGTTTTATTTTCATTGAATATGGGAATATATAATAAAAAAACAAGACTTGTCAATGATATTTTTTTAGTATAAAAAGAAGATCTCTTCTCACACCTTTTGTTTGCTCGTTGGGCGTTCTAGCCCGACGAGCACAAATTAATTAAGCGTCCACTTTGGGTTCACATTTAAAGCCAATAACGATCTGTTCACTGTTGACACGATTCCGCCCCATTTGATACATCATTTCTTGCGCTATTGCATAACCCTCAGTTGCACATTCATAGTGTGAAGAGTAAGAGACTCTGTGTGCTGTAGGTGGCAAACAGTTTTGATATAACTGTGTGCAAATTGTAAATACTAAAATAAATTTCATTAACGTCCTTGTCCTTTGTAGGGCTTACGTCTAGGCACACGTTTAGAAAATTTTTTACTGTGTCTACCTGGACGTTTCTTTGGTGTTTTCTTTGTATAATTACTTACTCCGAAGAGCGGTTTTCTTTTAGCCATAATCTATCATTGTCTGTCATGGCTATATATTTTATGTGGCCATTAACGTATTGTTTAATCTCTTCGCCACAATTTGTACATTTATAATAATCACGCACTATAGATATAAAAACTACATTCTCATTACACTCAGGGCACTCACCTACTTCTGTCTCTATGTCTTTAATTAAGTTTTTTAAAAACTTCATTCTGCTATTCCCATGAGCCACAGCATTAAAAAAACATAACAAATAATTTCCATTATCTTATTATACTTAAAATTTTCTTACGATCCATGTATATTTCTGTCTTAGCCTCTACTTTTTTACAAGTAAATACAACTCGCTCTGGGTTGACCTCGTTCTGCGCGATCCTCTTGGATTTCAAACAATCGCTGAGGTTGGGTTTGTATACATGCTCTATCATATTTCCGTTTAAAGTTAAAATTAGTGCGAATACAGTTTCTATCATTTTGTTACCTTTCCTCTGTTTGGTCCATATTTAATTCTGTATTTATGTGTACCTGTACCATTTATCTCTACTTCTTTTTTAAGATCTTTCACATAGCTCATTTGCTTTGCTTTTTTCTCTTGTTCAGAAATATAATCTAAAATTTTTTTAGTGATTCTTTCCATTGCCGTTCCTAATTATTTTTTCTACGTCTTCAGTTAACTTTTCTGTTCTTTTCTTTAAAAATTCTATGTTAACTGCATTGTTTCTCATGCCTTTAATCTCTGCTTCTACATCTTCTAATAAACCACTGACGTGTTCTACAATCATGAAAAGCTCTGCCTCTCCAGCTGATTGACCTAACTCACCTCTTGGATATTTAATTCTAAACTCTGAGTTAGCTTCTAAATCTTTTTGCATCAACTCTATTTGAGTTGAGTGTTGATTAAGTGTTTCCTGTACTCCAAAAAAAGCCCAGGTCCCGATGGCGACCATCGCGATCAGACTAGCAACCGTCTTCATTGGCATTTGTACGGATGCGGATTCAGAAATTTTTAGGGCCATAAATTACCTGTCGAACTTTGACACGATCCAATTCCAGCCAGCTTTTACTTTGTCCCAAACTCTGCAACAAATCGCTTTACATTTATTCATCATGTTTTTTCTCCTCAATTTCGTAGAAGAACTTATCAGTATCTTCTGTTTTCCATTGACTTGTATTTTCTACATTCCACTCAGATGTTTGTACTTTCCAATCTGGCACATTATTTTTAACAGTAAACGAAGGTATATCCCAAATACATCTATTGTTAGGTTGTGCTGCATAGTTCCCGTCGTCTAGGGCTATGATGTGAGCACATTTGTGCTCGTGCGGAATCTCTGAATGGTCCGTATCCAATATATTAGACTCTGGATGTGCAAAGTCAACCGTAAATAAGTATTTACCGTGGTGCCATTTCTTGTCTTTTCCTATGTATTTTCCTGCTTGTGCTTCTAAAATATCCCAAGAATGAACAGAAGGATAATAACTGAAACAATTCCAAAGCTGTAACTCATCAAGTCTACGTCTAGGAACTTTTTTAACGTCATGGCCTCTTTGAATGAACGCAGATATCGGTAGACGATAGAAGACAGCTCCATTTTCCATAATACAATGAAAAAGGAGGGCACGCCCCGTAATAGCCGTAACACCAAAAATAATACAATCTTCAACTTCTCCAACATGTTTCCTAAGGTCATATAGATACTCTTTTCTTATTTGTGCGTACTCCGGTGGTATGTTTGCATTTAGATAAGCCATAATTAATCCTCATTTTATTTCGCCCCAGTTGTCTCCACTATCGAAGTCAACTTTGTTTGGTACTTGTAACTCCACTGCTGATTCCATAATTTTAATTATCTCTTCAGCTTTTTTATCTGACTCAACTGATATATCAACTTCGTCATGTATTTGTATATGTGGTATTATACCATTTTCATACAAAGCTACCATAGATTTTTTTGTCATATCTGCGGCAGATCCTTGTATCAATCTGTTCAAGGCCTTGTATGTAAATGCTCTTTTTAAAGGTTCATCATATTCTTTTCTAGCTTGTTCTAATGGTAGTGGTTTATACACACCAAAATGTATTGGCTGCCACAAATCAAAATGACATGCTCTGCCCAGCAGAGTACGTATTTTACCTCTATCATTTGCTTTGTTTGATACATTTTCCATTAGTCTTTTTACAAATGGTGCTTTCATATGATATTGTTTTATTAGTCTTTCTGCTGAATCTTTCATTAGACCCAATTCGGACATCAACTTATTTTTACCCATTCCATACATAAGACCCAAATTGATCGTCTTGGCTTGCTTACGTTCTATGCCTGCCATGTCTGCTACTACCTGGTGGAAGTCTGCATCACCAGCTCTGTATGCATCAACAATTTCATTTACACCTGGTAACTCTTGTAGCTTTGCATAGTGCACAAGTATTCTAGGTTCTTGTTGTGAGTAGTCAAACGTACCCCATTTACATCCCTCTTCGGGAATGAATATTGACCTAATTAAAGGGCCTAAATCCTTATGTCTTGCAGGTATCTGCTGTAAATTAGGGTTAGACATACTAAATCTACCAGTGACTGTGCCACCATCATCAGACCTAATTTGATTTATGTCTGCATGTATTCTGTCATTGTGTGAATGTTTTAATATTGTTTCAATAAATGTTGTATGTGCTTTGTTTATCTCTCTCGCACTAGCTATTTCTTTTGCAATATCATGTGGGTGATTTGCCAAAAAGTTTTTTGTAAAACTAGGTTTGTTTGTTTTTGCTGTTCTATCGTACGGTAGTTTTAGATAATCAAATACTTTTGCTATAGAAGCTGCAGCCCATATCTCTACATCAACATTAGTTAACTTCTTTATGTTATGTAATATAGATTTCTCTCTAGATATTAGTTTTGCTTTTATATTGTTTGCTTTCTCTATGTCTACACGCACACCTTTGAATCTCATATCAACAAGACAAGGGAATAATTTTGTTTCTAACTTAAATATGTCTGTTAACTCTTGTGCATACAATTCTGTTTGTAGTCTCTGCCATAGTTTATATGTAGACTCAGCATCTTGTTCTGCATACTGTCCTACATACATAGATGGTAACTTCCATAAATCTTTTTTAGGATCTACCTGCCATGCTTTTGCTGCTGCTTGTAAAACTTTTTCATCCTTACCTTTACCAACATATTCTTTTGCTAATGAATCTAATCTATATGACAATCTGTTTTCGTTTATCAATGATGCAGCTATCATAGTATCCACTATCTTTCCTGATATCTGCATACCATTTCTTCTTAACCAACACACATCATACATTGCGTTGTGAAAGATAAATGTTTTGTTTTCATCTTTGAATAAATCTCTGAGCCAACTAAATACTAATGTTGTATCCATGTTGCCACCATTCTCGTGTCCTATTGGATAATAACCTGACCAACCTTCCACGGCCAACGCTACACCAGCAATGTGTCCATTACCAACCACGTTCCCCGATCCACTCACAGTCAAGTCTGGATCGTAGGTTTCAAGGTCAACGGCTATTTCTTTGTAATGCGTTAAATCTTTTAATTCATCCGGCATTACCCATTCAGTTTCTGGTGAAAACAATGGTGGTTGTGTAGTTCTCATTTGTCAAACTTACATTCACCAGCTATCGCCATGTATGCAGCGGCATCAATGTATGTATCTTCCGTTGGGTTGCCAAACTTTGTTCTCGCAACTTTTAATAAAGCTAACATCACAGCTGCGTCGTGTGCTGTAATTTCTTTATCAAGGTATGCTGACCAAAGTTTACCTATGTTACCGTGATTAACTACCTTATCTCCATACGTCTTTGCTCTTGGTCCAGAGATAAGTTCTTTTGCTGTTTGTAATGCTTCTTCTGATTTCATAATATATAGGCCTTGTTAAAG